ATCGCCGCGCACCGCGCCCTTGCGGAAATCGTAAAGCAGGCTCTCCATGCGTGCATGCGCCATGCCGATGATCGACTTGCGCCGCCCTTCCACGCTGTCGAATTTGGCCGTGCCGTAATGTTCGAGCAGGTCAAGCGCCGCCGCGTTGATATCGGCCTCGCCCTTGGGGTTGCGGTAGCTGTTGATGTCGGCCGCCACGCGGCGGATCGATGCGACAGACAGTTTTGCCTTGCGCCGCTGATGGTCGGTTTCCGCCTTCAACAGATCGGCCAGCGCACGCTTGGCCTCGGCGTCGGCCGTCACTTCGGATCCGGCGGCAAACTTCGCTCGCAGCCGGTCGAACTCGCCATTGAGCCGCGCCGCCTCGGCCTTGCCTATTTCTCCCGCTTCCACGGCTTCCGATATGCAGTCCCTGAAACTCATGCCCGGCAAGCCTCCACAAGGTTTTGATAAAGCCGGCCGCGCTCCAGCGTGTCGCGCAACTGGTCGGCGGTCAGCGTTCCGTCATCGAACGGAATGGCGGTATCTGCCGGAAGATCAAGCAGGTCCGCGTCGAGATCGTCCACGCTGTCGGCGATCACCTGGCTGGGTCGCGCCGGGTCATCGATGCCGCTGGCGGGATCGTTCATCCGCGCCGCCATGGCATCGAGGTCGGCATCTTCCCAGCCGGGTAGGATGTCTGTCTGCGCTGGGGCAAGTTCTGCCTCATTCCACAGAGAGACACTGAATTGACCATCCGCATTTTTCAGTTCCCTTTGCATCTGTTTGAAAGCGCGGATTTGCGCACTGGATGGAGTTGAGAAGAAATCAATTCCTCCTTCCAGATCTTTGCCGATCCTCGAAAGACGGAAGATGGCTATTTCAGATGCAGCTGCGAGGGCTTCATCACCAAAGTCTTGAGAGCCGCGTAGCGCCGCGAAAAAAGCATTGTGATCTGGACTGTTCAATCGCCATACTTTTCCTTTGGCATCGAGAACGTATGCCCATTGAGGGTCCACGTGAAGCGCAACATTGCGCGGCTGCATGCCTGCGGCTGTTTCCTGTAGATATTCGGCTGCAATATTCTTTATTTCAATTGCAGCTTCTGCCGGAACTGGCTTCATTATTGCCGTGCGCTCATCAATCACCTCCACACCAAGGCGCGATGAAGCCTCTTGTATTCGATCTTTCGCTGCCGATGCCGGCGCATCAACGGGCCGCTCCATCAGCGTGGTCCAAGCGTCAAGCACGTCCTCGCCGGTTTCCGCCGATCGGTTCAATGCAGCCACGATATCGTCATCGGCCAGCCCGGGGCCGATCGCGCGCTGCAGCTCGTCGACATCGCGTTCTATTGCCGCGCGTGCGGCGGCCGCGTCCGGGGTTAGATCCGTCACCCGGTCGACTGTCACGGCGCCGGTGCGGATATCCTCGTCAACAAGGTCGAGAAAATCGGCGATCGTCGAGCGCGCCATTGCGTCCTCGGCCGTGCCGAAACGGTCATTGAAAAAACCGGCCTCGGCTGCGATCAGCCGCGCATCGTCGAGCGGCCTTGCGCCCTCGCGCACCAGCGAGCCCTTGCCGCGTCGTTTCACCTGGTCGGCACTGATCGCTGCCAGCTCGCCCTTGCTGTCGCTCACGCCGCCGGCGCCGATCAGGAAATCGGTCAGCGTCTGCGGCTTGGCTGCCTTGCCTGCGGTTTCCTTGGGCGAAAGAAGGTCGGCGATGCGCGCCGTTTGCGCCGGGTCTGGCGTGAACTCGGGCAGGCTGCCGCTCTGCACGGCCCGCACGGCTTCGCTCACATTCGCATCATGGATATCCGCCGGCAGTGCCGGCGGCCGCGCAGCCATGCCCAGCGTGTCGGCTTCCACCTGGTCAATAGCGCCGCGCGCCGGCGCCGGCAGCGCCTCGCGGATCGGCTCAAGGCTGCGGCTCATCAGCGCCGGATCGCCCGAAAGCGCATCCTCGCCGCGCGGCGCAAGCTTGCCCTTGAGGCTGCCCGCGATTTCGGCCGCGCGGCCGCTGCGGGAGAGTGCCCGCGCGCCCTCGGCCACGCCCTGTCCTGCCGCGCCGAACGCGCCGCCCAGCGCACCGGAAAAGGCAATGTTCCGCATTGCCTCCGCGAAGCCGGACGGAAGCCCCGCTTCCTCGCGCCAGGCTTGCACGGCCGGCTGCAGGGCTGCCTCGCCGCCGGCATTGATCAGTGCTTCGCGTCCGGCGGCCGACAGCAGCCTGGTCGCAACCGTGCGGCCGGCGCCGGGGCCGCCGCCGATTACCAGCAGGCCAACCTGCAGCGGGTCGCGCATGGCGCCCGCCACGCCGCCGCCCAGCAGTGCTGTCCATTTGCCGATGCCGTCGCGCGATGCGGAAAGATCGGTCAGCCGCCCCTCGGCTTCCTGCGCGATGGCGATTGCATCATCCTCGATCGGACGGGCGGCTCCGATGGCCTCCGTTGCCGCCGGGTGGGTTTGCGCCAGCTGCGCCAGCCTTTCGCGGAAACGCCGTTTCGATGCTTCATACCGGCTTTCCCCGGCCTGCATGGTTTCGAGCTCGTCGCGTCCGGGCATGCCGCGGAAGGCTTCGACGGCAGGGTTCTCGATTGTCTCGCCGGTGGCTTCGGCGATCGCGCGCACGCGGCGCGCATAGGCTTCCTCGATCGCGGCGCCGCGCGAAAGAGAGTTGTCGACATAGATCATCGCATCGCGGGATGCGCCCCATATATCCGACAGACTGGCCTCGCCGCCGGCGATCTGGCGCGGCGCAAGCCGTTGCTGCGCCTGTTCGAATATGAAGCTCATCGGTTGGCCTCGATCCGGGCAAGCTCGCGGATATCGATTTCCCAGAACCTGCCGTCCGGCGTGGCCAGCCATTGCGGGTTTGCGCTCGATGGGTCGCCCAGCGCCACGCGGTAGGTGCCGTCGCCTGCCGTCACCAGACGGCCGCGGCGGATCTGCCGCGCGGTCAGCGGCACGCCGTTTCGGCTCTCGACCGGCGGCAGCCGCGAAAGCAGGTCATCGTCGATCTCATCCCAAAGCCGTTCCGGCTCGTCCGCCGGCATGTCGGGCGGCACAAGGATGCGCTGGCCGTTGACATCGGCAAATCCGCCATAGTCCACGCCGCCCAGCGTCCGGCGGCCGGATGCGCGGTTAAGCGCCGTTTCCCACGCCTTGCCTGCCGGCGTGCGCGGATCGTCGATTTCCTTGGTGTCGAACCCTTCGCGGTTGGCAGCCTGTTCGAAAAGCAGCGTGGCGGTTTCCAGCAACGCCGATTGCGTGCGCGGCAGCGCGGTCAGCGCCGTTCCAAGCACGCCCTGTGCTGCCATCAGCATCTGCCCGTTCTGCGGCATCTTGGCGGTGTAGATCTTGTCACGCTTGGCGGCCAGCGTCGTGGCGATGTCGCCGGCGATCGACGTGTCGCCGGTAACCGACGCCATGCCGGCGGCATGCGACAGCACCGGCGCCGATTGCGAGATTTCTGACAGGAAGGCCGGCGCATCCTGGCCAAGTGCCGAAACGGAAGCGCTTGCGATCGTCTCCATCAGCATCGGGTTTGCCTCAAGCTGCTGCGCAAGCTTTTCCTGTTCGCCGGGCATCAGGAACCGGCGCGGCGTACCGTAGAGGTCGGAGACGCCACGGGCGGCCTGCCGCCGCGCGGCAAGGCTCCCAGCCAGCGCCTCGCCGCTCGAAAAGTCGATCGGGGCTACGTCGACAGCGCCCGCGCGCATGGCCTGCCCCATCGGGTCTTGCTGGCGTTCCTTGATCACCTGCTCGGCGCGTTTCTGCGCCAGCGCGAAAATCGCCTCCTGCTCGGCAAAGCCTGCCTGTCCCGGCTTGGGTTTCAGCGTGTCGAGCCTGGTCAGGATCTCGGCCTCGCTGTCGGTTTCCATGCCGGCCGTGGCCTGGTAGGCGAGCGTTGCCTTGCGCCGGGCTTCCTGCCAGGCAGCAAGCTTTTCCGGTCCAAGGCGGACGGAAACCAGATCGGCCGACAATCCGCTTTCGGCTGGATCGAGCCCTGCGCCGGTTGCCTGGAGCGATGTAAGGTCATCCTCGATCAGGCTTTCAATCCGGGCGTTCTCGATCCTGTCGGCGGCTGTCTTGCGGCTGCCCTCGCTGATTGCCCGGTTGAACAACAGATCCGAAATCGCCCGCACGTCCGCAAAGCCGAAATCGCCCAGCAGCTTCTCGTCGGTCATCAGGCCAAGCGCGAACTCGCGTTTCTGGTCCGGCGTCTCCAGCGCGTCGAAAACCCCGTGCAGCCGCGATTGCATTGCGCCCTTGCGGATGCGTTCGCGCCATGTCACTGCCTGCGCCGGCGTGACCGATCCCGATGCGACAGCCGCGTCGATCGACCGCATGGTGCGGTCGATCTGCTCGCCGATGATCCGGTCGCCTTCCGGGTTTGCGCCAAGCAGATAGGCGTCTTTCTCGATGCCGTTGATCCGCGCATCCAGCGCCTCGCCGGTGGCGGCCTTTTCTTCCGCATCCAGCCGCTGGCCCTGCCGGTTTGCGACATCGCGGGCATAGGCTTCGGCCCGCGTGGCGAAGCTTTTTTCAAACACCTCGCGCGCCTGCGGGTCGGCAAAGCTGTCGTCGGCCAGGTAGGTGTCGCGGATTTCGGTGACACGCTGCTGGAAGCCCGCCGGATCGTCTCGGAATTCCTCGTGCGCCGCATTGAGATCGTTCGAGATCCCTTGGTCGAGCCGCCACGCATAGGCGCTCATCGCGGCCCGGTCATAGGCTTCGCCATAGATCGTCCCGTCGCGCCTGAGTGCAAGCGGCTGGGTGGGAATGACCATCTGCGCCGGCTGAGCCTGCCCGCCGCCGCCACGGATCAGGGCGGCCTCGCGCTCGCGGCGCTTGCTGTTGGCGGGAAGCGCTGCGACTGCATCGGCGATGGCATTGAGATCGCCGGTTCTGGCGGCCTTCACCACGCTGCCGGGCAGCGATCCGTAATTGTAGCCGACGCTTGCAAGCCCTGCCCGCGCGCCATCGGGCAACCTGTCCCAGACTTCCCCCAGCTGGCGCTGCACCTGCGCGCCTTCGCGGCTTGAAAGCCGGTATTCGAGATCAGCCTCGGCCTGCTCGCGGGTGATCTTCATGCCGCGCGTTACTCGCACCGGCTTGCCGTCAATGATCGTCGTGTCGGATCCATAGCCGACGCGGTGCGCATTCACGTCCCAATACGGGTTATCCCTGAAACCTTCTTCCTTTCGCAGCAGCGCCTTGGCCTGTTCCTTCCACGGCCCGGACGAGGCGATCGCCTCCCCCTTCGCCTCGGCCGCGCGTGCTTCGAGATAGGCAACGCCGGTTTGTTGCGATTGCAGGCCCGCCATTTCACCGGCGCGCCCGGCCGCTTCGCCGGCAAGCTTGAACAGCGTGCCGGACAGCTGCGCGCCCATGGCTTCGAGCGTGCGGAAAGCCGCGCCGGTGTCGGCGGCAAAGCCCGGCACGTCCGCCGACACGCGGCCGGTCGCTTCAAAGCGGCGGATCTCGCCGGGGCTGCGCGCCTGCTTGTTGACCATGGTCAGTACATGCCTCCGGTGTTCCTTGCGAGGTCGATTTGCTTTGGCCCGCCGATCCGCCCAGCCGAAATTCCGGCGTTCACGCCGGTCCCCAAGGCGCCAAGCAATGCGCCGCCCATGGCGGCCTGCCCTTGCCTCCGCTGTCCGCTGGCGCGCATGCGCAGCAACGCCCGCTTGAAATCTGCATCGTTGCGGTCGATGGAGATTTCCTTTGTCGCGCGCGCCTTGGCGTCCCGTGCGGAGCTGGCGGCAATGCCGCCGGAAATGTCGATGCCGGCGGATGCGAACGTGACATCGTTTTCGCCCAGCACCTGCAGCAGCTGCCGCTTCATCGCGGTCTGCCGCTGGGTTGCCTGCACCTGTTCCTGCCCTGCCTGCAGTTCGGTCTGTCTGGCCATGTCCTCGGCCTGGCTTTGCTGCGCCATGCCGGCGCCGATGCCGCCCAGGATCTGCAGTGCCGTCGAGAAGGCGCTCGCGACTGAAAAACCGCTCGTCGCCGCGGCGGCTCCGCCGGTCGCGGCCGTTGTTGCCGCTGTCGTTGCCGCGCCCTTTGCCGCGCCTGCAGCACCGGCAAGACCGATGGATGAAAAGAGTTTGCCCGCGGCAGCCACTGCCAGTTCCATGCTTGCCTCCTACAGCGCCGCCTCGATCGTGATCGATCGCACGGTCATTCGTCCGGGGCGCACCTGCCCGATTGTAATCGTCGGCTCGTCGTGGAAACCCGTGAGCCCGCGGATCGTGAGCGTTCCGGTGTAGCCCGCCTGCAGCTCCGGCTGGTCCGCCGGCGCGCCGTAGCGCAACAGGTCGATATCGCGCAAAGGGCCGCCCTGGCTGGCGATCGCGATCGATGTCGTGTTGATCACGGAGATCTGCACCGAATGGATCCGTCCCTTGCGCTTGAGCACGGTGCCGGGGCCAATATCGCGCGGTGGCGGCAATGTCGTTACCCTCGGCGCGCTCCATGTGCCGACATATCCGGCCGATGCCGCGACCGGCAGCGTGATTTCGCCGCCGCTCACGGTGTAGGGGCCGAAAACATTGTCGTCGGCCACTACCCATACCGATTGTCCGTTGAACCGCGACAGCCCGGTGATGTCCGTTGACGCCGGGTCGTTCTCGAAAAGCGTTGCCTGGTCGAGCAGGATCGTATCGTCGAGCTTTTCCAGCCGGCGCCCGTCCGCCCGCGCGACGATGAAATTCAGCTCGTTGCGGCCGTTGACGCTCGTTGCCTTGAAATCGCCCGCCGTGGTCATGCGGGTGAAGCCCGTCACTTCCTGCTCGCGCAGGATGGTGACAAGCCGCGCATCGCCATTTTCCAGCACGAGCGCGTTGCGGTTGCCGTTGGTCGATTTCGTCGCCTTCTTGACTGCCTGATCGATCACGTCCTCGACGAGGTGCGAGGCCAGAAGAGAGATATCCGTCGAGACGAAATTGCCCTCGACATCGGTATAACGAAACTCGCCCAGAACGCCGCCCGACGACTGGACATAGATCGCAGCACCCTCGTTTTCAGTGATCGGGACGCCGCGCTTTGTCCCGTTGGTCGAGCTCTGGACATGGTTCGGCGCTTCCGTGCGCGACAGCTTGCGCTCGGCCAGCCAGTATTCCGCCTGGGTGGTGAAGATCAAGAGGTTCCGCGATCCGAAAATCCGCTCGATGCGCTCGCCGCCGGAAATGTCCATCGGGATCAGCGCCGGGCCATTCGCCTCGGTAAAGCGTTCGTCGAAATTGTAGAAATCGCCCAGCTTGGAAAAGCACCATGCGTTGGGCAGGCTCTTGAACCCGCCAAGCAACAGGCGCTGCGCATAGAACGTGCCGCAATGCGGCCATCCCCGATCGCTTGAAAAAACCGGCTCGCCGGCGGTCACGCCGGGCGTTTCCTTGAAGGCCAGCACGGCCGCATCGGACTTGTTGAGCACGCGACCGGATACCGCCCAGCCGTCGCCCTCGTTGCCGCTGCCGGTGAAATTGATCTTGATCTTCGTGCCCGACGCATCGCCCGACGACGACACGACCGAAATTCCGGATGAGATGTTCGGCAGGTCCAGAAGCGAAGCCTCGATATTGGTCGCAAGCGTCGTCATGGCCGAATTGTAGAGGATCGAAACCGTGTCCTGGCCGCTGACGGTGAGAACGAAAACCGTGCTGGCATTGGTCAGGCCGACAAACTCGAGTTCCCAAACGGCCGCCACGCCGTTGGAATAGGATCCGCCGCCGACCGGGCCGCCATAGTCGTAGTTGAAAACATAGTCGAACGGCGCATTGTCGACCTGCCAGTTTGTCGGGCCAAGGTGCTTGATCCGCTGGGTCTGAAGGTCGCGATGAAACACAAGCATGGTGTCGAGCTGCTGCGCAACGGTCATTTCGGGCAGCATGTCGGTGTCCATGCCGATCGCGACTGTCTGCAGCTTGGCGGTCGCCGACCATGCCTCGAAATAGGTGCCCGAAAACACGAGGTCATAGGACGAGCCGTCCGATGCCTCGAACGGGAAAAGACGGCTGGCAGTCGCCTGCAGTCCGCCTATGTCGCGCAAGCCGCCGCGATAGCGAAACCCGCCCTGCGGGATCACTTCGACATTCTCCATGTAGCTTGCGCCGGTCGAGAAATATTTGAGCTGTGTGCGCTCGTGCAGGAGCGGTTCAAGTTCGCCGGCGGTGAACCCGGACTGCAGGCGTCCCGGCCGCGCTACCATCGGTTTTCCTCACTGCTCCACGAGCCCGCGCGGCGCGAGCGCGCGAAAGGATTGTTGTCCCAATCGGGCTTGCGCGGCGGCGTGGCCAGGCTGTCCTCGGTGATGGCCGCGCGCATCTTGCCGCCGCGGTGGTTTTCCGAAGGCGTGCCGTAAGCCTCGTTCTGCAGCCGGTCGTAGAGATTTCCATCCGATGCCTGCGACAGCGCCAGCTGAGCGGCCAGCGCGGTGATCGTGGCCGATCGGAAGGTCGCGCTCCACCGGGCCGGATCCGGGCGGAACCGGATGGACGCATACAGCGGGTTGGCATCCGAATGCACTTGCCCGCCACTGAGCGTGTAGCGCGTGAACCGCCGGTCAGGATCGGTGAGGCTGTCGGTCAGCCACATGGGCGGGCCGAAGTGCTGGCCGGGAATGTCAAAGACGTAGAGCCAGCCGGTCAGCGGCGTGGCTGTCGTGACTTGGGAAAGCTGGCGCATTTCGCGCGAAAACGAGAACGGATTGAGCCCGAGATTGAAATCGACGATTTCCTCGTAAAGCAGCGATGCCGCCTGCCCGCCCTGGGTTTCCTCGTCGATGTCCTGCAGCGGGTCGGCGCCGATGCGCGCGCATGCTGCGTTCACGATGTCGAGTGCGGTTATCAGCGCCATGCGGGCCTCCCGGAAAAGAAGTTATGGCCGCGGCGGGACGTGAACCGCCGCGGCCTTCGCGCGCCGGGCCTCAGGCCGCGGCGGTAGCGATCGAAAGCGTGACGGTGATAACGCCCGCCGTGTTGGTCATGACGTAGCTCTGCAGCGCCGGCGTGCCGTCGAGGTCGAGCGAGCACATCACGATGTCGCCGGTCTTGATCCGGTCAGCCACATCGTTGAAGTAGCCGGATGTTTCCACCGCGGCCGCGTCGTCGTTGGTGACATAGGCATGCAGCGAGCGCATGGTGCCGGCCGCGCCGGCAATGGTTCCGATATGTGTCAGGGTCTTGAAACCGTAGGTATTGAAGGCCATCAGCCTGTTTCCTTCTGTTCATGCCGGCAGGCCGGACGTTAGGTGTGATCCACGGGCCTTGCGGCCCGTGGCTGTGTCAGTGTCAGACGATGGCGATCGCCGAGTTCGAGGAAGTCGTGAAACGGACAATGCCGTTGCCTTCCTGCATGGTGGTCGCGCAGCCCTTGGCCTGCATATTGATCGTCCACCAGTCTTCGTAGTTGTCCCACTGCGGGATCACGCGCATGTCGGTGTGGTTGCCCCAGCCGACAGCCGACTTGTGCCAGATGAACAGGTCCTGCTTGTTGGACGCCGGCACGGGGTAGAGGTCCTGTGCGTCTTCCTCGACCTGCAGAAACCAGTTGACGCCGTTCCAGAACCTCGTGTCGGTGGCCTTGGTGAACGGCAGGTCGCCGCCGACATGATCGGCGGAATTGACGACCTTGTTCGCAAGCAGCTGGTTCCACTGCAGCGACGGAAGCCCGCAATAGACCTGGCCATCCCACGGTACTTTCTGGTTCTGCAGCCGGCGGCACAGATCGAGTGCGTTGGCCGCGGAAAACGCCGCCGCCGAATAGTCAATCTCGGCAGAAGTCTTGGCCGCCGCCATCACCGAATAGATTTCGATGTCGGTCGCGCGGCCCAGCGCCATGGCGCCGGACTGGTAGACAATTTCCTTTTCGTCCACGGTCATGCGGTCGATGTCGTATTCTTCCACGGTGTCGAATGCGACCCAGGTCGAAAGCGCAACTTCGAATTTCTTGCGGTCCGCGCCGGACGGCACGTTGCGCTGGTTGCGGGTCTTCTTGGTGGCCTTGGATTTGCCGGCCAGCCAGAACACTGCCTTTTCAGACCCTTCGATGCGGGTGGCCTGTGTGACCATCGGGCGCAGGCGGTTGCCCTGGTTCTGGTAGATGTGCATTGCGCGGTCCGCATACTGCGTTGCGAACCATGTTGGAGCTTGTGCGACCATCGAAATGTTCTCCTGTCTGGTCGTTATCGGGAAAACACCACGTTGGAGAGGCCGCATGCGCCGCGGGTCCGTGGCCAGGACGGAGAGGCCGCGGCGGATGAAGGTCCGCCGGATGCTGACATGAAGCCTAATCCGCGGCCGATCGCGTCAACCAAAAACCCCGCCGGTGTGGCGAGGTTTTCTGAAGGTCTTATTTCGAGTTCTTGCGGTACCAGTCATCGTAGCGCTGGCGCAGATCCGGATCGAACCGCCTGTTCGTGTCCGGATGGTCGCGATTGGCCGGATCGATGCGCGGATCTCCGGTCAGCTTCTTGGCTTCGGCGGCCGACATTTCGCCGCTGCCCGCGCCCTCGCCGGCAATCCGGATCCCGTTCTCCGCAAGCCTGCCCGACAGCGCTTTCAGCAACACATTGCCGGCGGCCGTGTCGGTCAGCCCCAGCATGAGCTGGTTGACCTGCTCTTTCATCCCGGCTGGCAGATCCTTGAGCTGTCCGGTCAGGCCCTTGGCAAAGGTTTCCGCCTCGGTCAGCGCCGCGGCGGTCTTTTCCTGGTCCAGCCCATAGGCTTCCTGGAAGGTCTTCAGTTCCCTGGCCGGATCGAACGGTGCCTCGATCGCGCCCTGCTCGACCAGAGGCCCGTAAAGATCCTCGATCACGCCGGAGAATGCGGCCTCCGGAATGCCGTGCTTGTGGAACGCCTCGCGCGCCTGCTTGAAAACCGGGTTGGTGTCCATGTCGCCGAAGAACGGTTTCAACCGGTCGGACGGCTCGTATTTGTAGTTGTCCGGGCTCTCGGGCGGCTTCGGCATGCCGGCAAGCTTGTCGCGCATGCCGTTGAACCGGGTGCTCATGTCGGTGTAGCCGCCGATCAGCTTGGTCAGGCTTTCGGATGCATCGGCGCCGACGAAATCTTTCGGCAGACCCTCCGGCGGCGCCCAGGCTGCACCGCCGCCTCCGCTGTCGCCGCCGCCACCATCGCCGCTGCCGCCATCGCCGCCGCCTCCGCCATCGCCGCCGCTGTTGCGCAGTGGCATGTATCTTTCGAGAATGCTCCGCATATCACGTCCTTTCGGTTTCAGTCTCTCGGTTTGGCTTCTTCGGCCAGGCCAATATTGATCTGCCTGGCAATCTCGTGCGCCAGCGCGTTCTGGCCTTCGCGGAAAGCACCGAACGTTGCCATCGACGCCATGTCCACGCCCATGGTGGCGAAATACACGGTCCGCCGAAGCGTCGTGTCGAACATGTGGTCGAGCGCCTTGCGCCCGCCGGGCGTATTGTAGAATTCCGCCCAGGCCCGGCCGACTGCGCGGGCGTCCTCGGCGGCAAGCTGCTGGCGTTTCTGGAACTGGTCGCGCACCGCCTGCGGCGCCTGCTCGAACCAGTCCCAGCCGGCCGATCCCGCGCCGGAAATAATCTCTTCAATTGAGTTCGGTTGCATGTCACGTCTTCCCTGTTTCACGTCTGTCAGGCGGCCTGATCTCCGGCCATGCCTGCGGCAGCCGCCATTGCAGCCATGGCGGCTGCCTTCTCGGCTTCCTGCTCATCCATCGCCTTGCGCTCCGCTGCCGTGACGATGAATTGTGATGGCACGCCAAGCGCACGCCCGATCTCTGTCAGCGCGTCCTCGACCTTTGCCACGCGCTGCGCCGATTGCGGATTGCCTGTCTGGATCGCGATGGCAAAAACCATCTCCAGCCATTCGACGATCTTCTGAACGCGCTGCGCCTCGCGGGCGAGCGCGATGGGGCTCTTGACGCGAACGGAAACAAGAAGCTGGTCGATCGCCACCTCGTTGGGCAGCAGCCCGCGATCATAGGCCAGTTCGAGAACCCGCTTGACCGCGGGAATGATGATTTCCTTGACCAGCCGGCCATAGGCGCCCAGGTGGTCGGACGCCAGCCGCTTGACCCGTTCGAGGATTTCGGTCGCCGATCGTACCGATGCGGCATCTGGCGGCAACGCCTGGTCCATCATCGTTGCCTTGACGCCCATCTGCATTTCTTTGAGCACAAGGTTGGAGAGGTCGAGCCGCGGATCGGGGAAGCGCGAAACCGATGGCCCCATCGGGCCGCCATTGCGCGCGACTTTCCAGAAAATGCCGGGCTCAAGCGGCGACAGATCGGGGTTGAACACGCCGTCATCAACGGCAGTGTAAATTCCCAGCATGGCGATTGCGGCGGCCTGCAGCTGCAGCCGTGCGGCCGTGTTCGCGGTCTTGATCGTCGGCATTGCAAGGTGCGCCACGCCGCGGCCCATGGTTTCGCCGGTCAGCCGGTGATAGCGCGGTGTGAGCCAGGGGCATGTGCGGGACTGGCTTTGGAAAATGAGATCGTCCTGCTTGTCGCACCAGACCAGCATTCTCCAGCGCCGCGCCTTGAGGTCGAAAACCGTGTCGACGTGAACGTCGATCATGCTTTCGGGCTTGTCCTTGAGCATGTCGGACAGCGCTTTACCAAGCTTCGCCTCCGGCCATGTTTCGCTGAGAACGCGCACGCTCATCTTGCGCGTCCAGAAGATCCCGGAAATCTTGTTGTTGGGTCCGCTCTCAAGCAACAGTTCCTCGATCGGAACCGAAATCGGATCCCACAGCTTGTCAGGATCGCGCGCGTCCGGCCCGTTCATCAGGATCGCGCCCGTGCCTGCGACGAGATCCAGCGCCATTTCGTGAAACGCCATATCCCAATCGCCATCATCGAAAAACGCCTGGGCAATCTGGGTCACGGCTTCAAGCGGCGCCGCCATAGCCTCGCGCTGGCGCTGATCGCGCACCAGCGGACCGGGCTCGAGCCCGAAATTTTCCTGCCCGGCCGGCCAGAGATCCTGCTGGATCTTGCCGGCGAAGCGGAACGCGCTGTCGATCGCGGTATGATCGAACACCTGGTCGACGCGGGCCTCGCCCTCGCCGGTGTGGCGGGTGGTCTTTCGGAACGGCAGCACGAAACGATAGATATCGTCCAGCATCGGCTGGACCGCATCGCGTTCCTTTTGCGCGGCCGCGCGCCTCGGTTTGAGATTGGCGGGTGTAAACATCAGCCGAACGTGCTGTCGCCGGCGCCGGAAAGGAACGTGAGAAGCCCGCGGCCCTTGCTGCGTTTGCCGGTGGCCGCGGCCTGGTCGACATCGCCCTGCTGCTTGGCGAGTTCCGCCAGGCTGCGGCGCTGCTGCTGCTCGGCCTGCTGTGCGGCAAGGTCGGATGAACCACTGGATTTCTTCATGCCTAGCAACTGTACCATTTCCAGATTTCTCCCATGTCGCACGGCGCATCGCGCTTGAACCCTGCCGCGGCCGCCACGCGGGCGCCCTCCGGCGTGATGCAGATTGTCAGGATTTCACGATATGGCAGATCGTGCAGCGTCAACCTGATGGCGCGAAGCAGGCGAAGCGTCGAGGTTGACGCGGCGGGACGGACGTTGAACCATGCTTCGCCGGTGTGCTCGTCGACCGGATAGACGCCAAAAAGCCCCAGCACCGTCTCGCCTCGCCGCACGAGCCAGCTATGGCCGCCCGCGTGCATTTCCTTGACGATCGCCCACTGCAGCGCCGTGCGCGCGCCGCCATATTCGGCCATGTCGAAGATCGTTGCCGGTGAGCGGATATCGAGCCCGTTCATTTGCGCCCGACGCGGTGAACGTCGAACCCCCCGCTTCCCGCCTTGCCGCTCTTGCCGCCCCAGCCAGATGATTTGCTGCCGCTTCCGGGCGCCCGATCGGCGCCGGCGGCGTTTCGCAATGAGCCTACACGGCCGCGCACGCCCTGCACGCCATATTGCAGGCTGTCGTGAATGTCGGAATGGGGATGGCTTTTCTCCGGCGCGTCCTCGTACTCGGCGGATGATCGCTCGGGCCTGCGCTTGTACCGGTATTTGCCTTCGAACCCTTCGATCAGGAAGGGGCAGCGGACCGGGCAGATGATCAAGTGCGTGTTCGGCTCAAGGTATCCGCGCAATTCTGCCTTGACCGCATCGAGCCGCCCGCCCAGCTCGTTGGAGCCGCCGGCCGGGATCAACAGCGGCAGGCCCAGGATGATCGCGATCGTCTCCAGCGCGGTCAGCTGGCCGCCTTCCTTGTCTGCGCCATACTGCGCGGCCGGGTCGGCAAACACGCGGATCTTGATCGCATCCGCATAGCGCTCATCGATCCGCTGTTTCAGCGCCTCGCCGAAGCGCGCGGCGCCAACGCCGTGGCCAAGATAGAGCTCGTCGATCACCGCGATGCGGCCCGGCGCCTTCACCTGCAGGAAGGTGGCGGCCGGATTGAGCGTGTTCATCGACACGTCGATGGCGATGATCAGTTCGAGCTTTGGATCGAACCCGATTTCGCGCGGCGCGACGTGCCGGCTTCGTTCGAACCCCTCATAGACAGGCTTGCCCGATCGCGAATAGCCGAACTTGTTTTCGACCATCCGCATCACGAAGCTGGGATCCTGGTTGCGAACCAGCCGATCGTAATAATCGGGCTCCAGCTTGTGGCGGTTTTCGGCCTCTTCGGACAGGCCGGACGGCTGGCGGAAGAATGCCCGGTCCGGTGTCTTGTGGATGTTCGTCACAAGGGTCTTGTAGGCGTGATTGTCGAGTGTCGGGGCATTGAGGTCACCGATCACCAGCGCCTTGCGCTGTCCGGACTGGATCACGTGGCCCAGCTCGCGCGAAAGTTCCTCAAGTTCCCTGACTGTCAGCAGGCTGTCGGCCATCGGGTAACGGCCGACGCGCTGCTCCATGTCTTCGAGCGCGCCCTCGGCATGGGTGTCGAACTCGTTGAGCCAGCCGCCGGAATATTCGCGGCCCTTCATCAGCGTCTCGATCGAGTTCTCGCCCAGGCCGGCAAACTCGGTGATCGCCTCGACGCGCACGCCGTCCTGCCCGCGAAACCGCAATATGTGCGTTACCGGGCGATCATTGCCGCCGGCCCAGCTCGAACCGGGATAGCCTTTCGGGAACCATTGTTTCCAGCTTTCCAGCACGGTCTTTTCGGCCGATCGGAAGCTGTCGCGCAACACGATCCAGCGGCACATGCGCGTGGGCTTGCGGTCCTCGGGGTGCCAGGCCACCGGCGCTGCGCTGGCGGCATGAATGCGCTTGAACGCCGACGCGGTGGTCTTGCCGGAGCCCACCGGCCCCATGATGAACGACGAGCCGGCAAGCAGGCGGATATAGCCCAGCGCCACCGGTCCCGGCGGCACATAGCGGTAGATATCGAAATCTTCCTCGATCTCGTACTTGTGCGCCAGTTCGCGGATGCGCTGCTCGTCGATCAGCTCGAAATCTTCCTTGGTAACGTTGACCGGCTTGTTCATGGCCTCGCGCCCCCGACCCCTTCATGAGACGGGAAAAGCGCGTGTGCAGGCATACCCGCACCCCCGACCCTCGGGCCGGCCACGGGAGTTCGCGCACAAGCGGCTCTCTCCGAAGCCTGCCGGGCTGAAAACAGCATCGGTGTGCGTGCGCTGCCCCCTATGGGGAGGCGGGGGGCCGGCTTCGGGGAAGGCCCCCGCCGGCCATGGCCGCGCGCGATCGCGCGCCCCCCTGCCGGCGATACGGGCCGCGCGCCTGCCATCCACCCGATCGCCCCGCGACCTTGGACCCGCTGATTTTCAATCATCGCTGCCGCATGCCTGATGCCTTTGAAATCGCTTGGCTTTCCTGCGCCGTGAGACGCTGCAACGTGAGACGCAATCATTCCTCGCCCTCTAAGTCCTTGATTTCGCTGTACTCGGCTTCCTCAATAGGCGATCCGGCTGAAAGCGCCTTGCCGGCCGCAATCGCGCGCGCTTCGGTCAGCTGATCCGTGCCCAGGTCGATGATCAGCTGCGGCAGCCGCTCGTCTATGATCTGGATCTCGGTCGGCTTCTTGCCGTGCAGGTACGGCGCCAGGTCGCTGGCGACCTTGTGCTGTTCCTTGATGATCTCGATCAGCTGCGCCAGCGCCGGCTGCCTGGTCTTGCCGCTCTGGACCTCGGCCATTTCGTTCTCGATCAGCCAGGCTTGAAGCTCCAGCGGGCTCATGGTGATGAATTGCCCCATGACCATCAGCGGATCCTTGAAGCCCTTGGCAGCGTAAAGCTTCTCGAACGCGACCGATTTGCGGTTCGGCGATCCCTTCGGGCGTCCCGGCCCGCGCTTTTCCTCGCCCTGGTCGCCCTCGGGCTCCGGCTCAAGGCCCTTGCGCTTCCGCATCTTGTTGCGGATCCCGCGCTGCCCGGCCCGCGCGGCCGCCGCATCGGCGTGCCAATCCCAATCCCCTGAACCATCCTCAAACAGGTCCGGATCATCAGCCATGGAATAACCCCGAATATTTTATTGCAGACAGCAAGCGGGAAGTGTCTTGCGGGTGTCTTGGCGATTGTCTTTTGAAAAAATCAACCATTTCAACCATTTACCTTATTAAAAGACACTCTAGACAGATTAGACAGTTGTTTGTTTATGTGTGCGCGTGTGTGCATACATATGAGGCCCGATTTGCTGTCTAATCTGTCTAGAGTGTCTGCCGCTGCCGAAATCGGAATGATATCAACACCTTGCGAGGCTCGATCGATTAGACAGCGAAAATTCCAACTGTCTTTGCTGTCTAATCGCGGCACCGACAGACCGCTGCCATAGGTTGACGATAAAGCAGCCCGGCGGTGGTCAACCGCGCTGCTTCGCGCATGCGAAAGGGTGGGGGTGCGGGTTTTCCCCTGCAAAATCGGGCGGTTTGGCGGTGGGCGCGCTCGCATGGGTTTAGTCCTCGCCGCTCGCGTGCTTGCGCCATGCCGGCAGGTTGATGAACAGACAACGCTCTTGGTTGCCGGCCACAGTCACGCGGTTTCCCTCGCTCTTGCGCCCGCCCACGCCCGCCGGAAGCGTCTTGTGCACAATGCCAGCGTCCATCCCTCGACTGAGCGCAAAGCGCCAGTTTCCGTTTCCTGACCGGTCGCCGAATGGCGTGTCGGCCATCATCTTGCCGATGACGCGGCTCTGGTTGGGCACGGCCAGCCATCCGCCGAGCTTTTCGTCGCGTCGGTTGATCCATCCCAGTCCGGCCGCGGCCAGATATCTGGCTACCTTCTCGTCGCTCCATGGTTCGCCGCCGCCGTAGCTGTTCTCTATCACCTGCGCCACGGTCAGCCGCTGGCCATGCTCCTGGATGGCGTCGATCGGCGATGTCAGCAGCAGCTGAATGAACAACTCCCAGCTTTCCTTTTTGTCGGCCAGCTCCGGCAGCAGATCGGCGCGCAGCTGCTCCGCGTACCAGTCAAGGGTTTCGAACGGCAGCCCCAGCGCCTCCAGCCCTTCATCGCCTAGCAGCAGGTGCGCGCAGGCCAGGAAAGTGCCGAATGTGTTCTGCCCGCGGCTGTCGTGCCCGCCTATCTGGCGCAACTCCGTGCGGTAGTTCTCATAAATCCGCGGGAAATCAGCCCAGCCGTCCGCCACGCGGCGCAAAAGCCGCGGCCCGACAGTCTCGGCGGCCATCAGCTCGGGCGGGGTTCCTGGGTCGCCCTTGAACTTGTTGATCTGGATGATTGCAAGCCTGGTCAGGCTGGCCGGCGGCAACGGCGGCGGGTTGATGGCGGAAAACAGGAATGCCGATTGCGCCTGAAACTCGACGCCCTTGTGGTCCGCGCCGCCGCGGATCCTGACAGATCCGGATGCCGCATCGCGCGCCATCTTGATGATCTTCTGCGCCTGCTCCGGCCCGTCCTCACCTTCCATTTCGTCGATCGCGATCGGCAGGCTGTCGTGCCCGACGAGCTGATAAAGCCCGGCTTCGGATGCATTCGTCGTCGCCACCATCGAGCGGCCCAGGATCGAGCGCAACAGGCCGGATTTGCCGACCAGCTGCGATTTGCCGGAGCCCGCATCCGCCACCACAAACACGCTCGGTCGCCATTCCAGCGCGGCGCCCATCATCGCAACGCCTATCCAGCCCAGCACCATCAGGCTGTCGATATCGCCGCGCTCGAAATTCCACGTGCGAAGCGCCTTGATGATTTCCACGGCCGGGTTGTCCTCGGGTTTCACCGGCTCGCCCCAGGGCACCAGCGATCCCGGCCGCCGCACATAAAAATGCGTTCCCACTTCGCCCGTGTCCTGCAGCCGGCCGTCATACCAGAGATAACCGCCACAATGCAGGATCAGCCGGCCGTCATCATCGCGCCAGGCCCCGCGGCCGCGCACCATGTCCGTCATGGAGAAATTGCCGCGCGCCCGGCAGGCTGCATAGAGGTCGCGCCGTACTTCCTCGGCCTTGAAACCGGTCACGCGCTTGCCGTCGCGGGAAAACGCCGGCCAGCACCAGCACAGAAAATCCTCGTGGCCTGCGAAAAGCTTCTGGATCCGCTCCACGCCCATGGATGCGGTCCCGGTGTTGAAGATCTGGCCGGACGTGTCGACGAGGTAGTATTGCTCGCCGTCAAAGCCAAGCGGGCGCACCGGGCAATTGTCGGGCAGGCAGCCGGTGTCATCGAGCGCGTAATCCTCGCGCCATGCGCCAGGGCCGACGCCTTCCACTTTGCCGCCGGGTTTCGGCCATAGCTGATCGCGCCGCGCCGCATCCACGGCCATTTTCTGCTCGGCCAGCGAGGACAGCGCCGCCACGCGGCCACCTCCGGCGCGTGGCTTGTTGCCCTTTGCTTCGCGGGCGTTGAACGGGTCATAATCGGCTTTTGACATTTTTTTTCACTTCACCCCGTTCCGAAGGGGCAAAATCGCCCCTTCGGTTGACAAATGTCCGGACACTTTCAGTTTGATTTTTTCGGCTTCTGCGTTTTTCGCTGCGTCTTGGCCTTCTGGTGCCCTGCAGGCGGCTCGCCGACAGACATAGCCGCCGGCGTCTCTGCCTCTGTCTCCTGCTCTGCCTTGCGCCTCGCCTTGGCGGCGTCTTGGTCGGCCTGAACCGCATGCGGCAGCAGGTCGCCCATTTTGTCCTCGGGCTCGAAAATGCTGTCTTCCAGTTTCAGCGGCTTGGCCTGTTTCTTGGCGATCTCCTGCCGCTCGATGTCGGCAAGGGCGGCGCGCCTCGTCTCCATCCCTGAAGCCACGGAAAGCGCGGTCAGGCGGAAAACCTCAAGCGCCTGCCGGTAAGGTTCGGTCTCGTTCGGCCAGTCCCTGCCACCATCGTGGCGATAGAGCGTCTCGGTCGACTGCAGATCTCTGCCGCGCACATAGGCGGCAAGACGAAATATCCGCTGTTGCACCTGCTGATGCCGCGCTTTCTGTTCCTCCGGAGCGTCCGGCATGTTCGCGAACTCTCCGAGACGATCGAACCATCCGAAATCGACGCCTGGTTCTTCCGCGTCACTCGTCATCAGCGCATAGAGCCGCGCGGCGGCAAGGTGCGCCACCGCGCTGGCCACCTCGTCGGTATCTCGCAAGATCAGGATCTCGTCGGCTGTCAGTTCCGCCGCGTTCACGGCTGTCTCACTGCTGGCTGTTGATTGCATCGTTTATGTCCTTTCCCCAATCGGCCGGAATGGCGATCGTCGCCACCGGTTTGCGTGTGAGCCGGAGCCGCTTCATGGCGCGCTCGTAAAGCGCCGCCGCCTGCGGCTTGCCCCAATCATTATCCTTGAAACCAAGCCAGCCGCTGACGGCCGCATGGTCCGGCACGGTCAGAAGGCTCGGCAGCGATCCCGCCGCCCAGATCCGCAAGTCGTGCCTTTCCATGGCCAGGCTCAACCCGTCTTCGATCCCTTCCAGAAGCGCGCACAATCCCGGCTGCTTTGCCTCGGCCGCCTTTTCCGGGGAAAGCCCGCCGGCCCCGTTGGCGATCCGGATCACAAGGCCATTCGTCGCCGGGTACATCAGCTTTGCCTTTTCGACATCGGCCTTGCCGCTGCCGTCCGGCCGGATAAATGTCCAATGGCAGGCGCAAAGCCTGCCGGTACCGTCCACCATGGCCGAAATCAGCGCCGGGAACCGCGGCCGCGCCGGGTCCATCCAGTATTCCGCCTGCGGCATGTACCGGAAGGCCGGCGGCAGCGCCGGCAGCTTAGCAAGCCGGATCCCGCGGCTCTCCAGATAGGTTTCAACCGGCGTCCCGCGGATCCCTTCGGATGCGGAAAAAAACGTCTTGCGCGCCCGCTCCCGCGCGGCGTCGAGATCTCGCTCTGCCTGCGCCTCGGCCGCCGATCGGCGCGCCCTTGCCTCGGCGGCAATGCGTTCGCGCTGGCCATGGTCGATCGTGCCTAGCCCGAACCTGTCGAAGGCCCATTCCACCGCGCGCGCCTGCGCCTCGCGGCCTGTCGAGCCTTCCAGCCCATAGGCCACAAGCTGGATCGCATCGCCCTTCTCGCCGGAAACAAAATCGATGAACTGACCGCGTGCCGGCCCTTTGATCCTAACGGCCATCTGGCCGGCCTTGGCGCCGGGCCGGAACGGGTTGACCACGAACCAGCTTGAGCCCTTGCGGTCTTTCATCTTTGCGTCGAACAATTCGGACAGGATCTCGTCGAGATCGTCGATGATCCGTTCCTTGGCAATCGTGAATTTGCCGCTCATGCGTTCCACCGCCTGTTTCTGCGGCCGCGCTCGCGCCTCAACTCGCCTTCGGTTCTGGCTTTTGTGGGCCGTTGCCTGCGCTCGACGATCGTCACCACAACGCCGCCGTCGCAGATCAGGGAATAGGCGCCGGTCGATATGCGGCATGCCCCGCCGCGCCCGGCCGGCTCAAGGTGCGGCGGGCAGATCGTCCGCTGCAGCGTCGGCAGGTCGAGCCGGTGCAGCGCTGCCGCTTCTGTCAGCACCTGCAGGTTTGACGTGCGTCCGTGGCGCTTTTCCAAACCGTCAAGACGCAGCCGCATGATCCGCGTCATGTATCTAAGCACCGCGTGCGCGGTCACCGGGATCGATCGATCAAGCATCCGCACCCCCGAACGCCTGTTCGATGCCGGAAAGCACGCGGTCGAAAGCCGGGTCTTCGCGGCGTTCCTCGACATGCGCCACGGATTTCGCCACGTTCTGCCGTGTGCAGCCGGCGGCCCGTGCCACCACGGCGCCGGGCACGTTGCAGATCGTCACGGTCAAGTAATAGGTGACGGAAACCAGCGCCCGGCCCTGGATCCCGGCGGCAATCACCGCAACGCGGATCCCGGCCATCGCCACGCGGGCCGCCCTGTCCACTTCGCTGCTCATGGAAACATTTCCTTGCCGTCCGCCGCGTTGCGCGACAGAGAACGCAAAGTCATGCGCAGCGCTTCCACCTGCCGCGGCCAGGCGTGCCCGCTCGAGATTGCGCGGCGGTAGGTGCGCTCGCTCATGCCTGCGGAAATTGCCAGCACCTCGCGGCTGATGCCGTTTTTCTTGCGCTGCGCCTCGATCCGGGCAAGCGCTGCGCCCTGGTCGGGCCTATAGGCCGTGCGTGGTCTGTTCGGTGTCCGGGTCATCGTCGCGCGTCTCCAGCAGCCCGGCCTGAAACGCGGCCCTCGATAACGCGATGACAGATGCGCACAGAATGCGCGAAAGCCCGGGCATGGTCAGCGCGGTCGAATTGCCGCCCAGCGCCAGCTCGGAAAGCCGGTGCGCCTCACCCAGGTTGAAACTCAATTCGGCCTCGGCCTTTTCCTCGCCGATCGCCCGCGTGGCCACGGCCACGTCTCCATTGTCCAGAAGCGCCACGATCCGCTCGCGCCCCGGATGCGCCCCGATCGGCTCGGCATGGATCAGCGTGACCACGGGAACCTCATTCGGCATTTGCGGCCTCGATAGGTTGGCGGCTGGCGTGCCATGAGAGATCAAGCCCGGCGGTTTCGCGGGCGGCCTGGTCCATGGATCTTGCCGTATTTTTGATGTCTTTTGAGAATTCGCCAGCCGCGTCGAATTCGTCTTGCCATCCCGGTTTGAAGCGGGCTTCGCGGGTTTTGTGCACGGCGGAGATATAGACCGACACATATCGTTGCCCGATGATAAATCCGCGCTGCGAAACGATCGCCTCGATCTCATCCCCATGGCTGGCAAAGATAGCCAGCGGACAGGCGCACAGCCATTTCGCCATTTCGATGAATGTCGTCGCCTGCTCAAGTTGCTCGATAATCGGCAGGTTGTCAGTCATCGTGCCGCGCCTGCCGTAAGGCGCTTTGCCGCGTCAGCCCGGTTATGCTTGCGCGCGAGCTCGATAGCCCGCTGCCGTTCCTTGCTCCACGCCCATTCCGGCAATGTCAGATCGATCTGTCCTTCGGCATAGGCCGCCTCGATGTCTTCCGCGGACAAATCCATTTCCGGCATCCAGTCCTGCCGCGGCAGGCGTATCATTGCCGTGCGCTTCATCATCGCCAGCTTGATGCCCTTGCCCGTTGTCGCCTCTGTTTCGGCCAGCAGGCGGAGCTTGCCTTGGTCCTCCCCATCGCCAAACATCGCGACAAGCGCCTGCGGCGGATCGAACCATTTGGCCTTGATCAGGCACGTCGTCGGGATCGAAAGCAGCAGGCCCCATCCGGCTTTTGTCTGTTTGGTCCGCAACTTGATGATGCCTGATTGCGAAGCCTGAACCGGCTCGATAACTTTAAATCCCATGGCTGCTGCTCCCTTGCGTCTTGGCCTTGCGCCGCTCGTTGCGGCCGGCGGCGTAAAGTTCCTGGTAGGCGATCGAATTCATCGCCCGCACTTCGGACGTAATCTGCTTGCGGCGCCGGGCGCGGCCGTAGTTCGCCATGGCGCGGCGAAGGCTGCAGCGGCTGTCCGTGTCGTCGCAATCGGGCAGGCTGCAGGTCAGGCAGGGGTGATCCAGCCCGCCGCTCATGGTTCGGTCCTCATCAGGTGCCGGACCGCGCTTGCGCCCATGGCGAGAAAGAAACACAGAAAGCCGATCGCCAGCGCGCGATCGGCGAACGGCACGCCGGGCATGATCACCACGACCGTCACGCTTGCGCTGCCGATCGAGGCCAGCGCAAGCAAAACGAGATTGAGCAGGAAACGGCCGGTCATGGACGGATCTCCATCTTGAGTTGTCCGGCATTGATCTGCCGCGCATACCGTGTCCGCTGGCGCGTGCTGGAGTGGGGATAGGTCAGGCCGGTGCGGTATCGGCGAACGCGGGGTTGCGGACCGCGCGGCTGCCCAATGGGCAGCAATGGCAACATCGGCGCCGAATTCAGATGTGAGCGAAGCGCCGACATTGCCGAAGCCAGCGCCATTCCCATGAAAGCTGAAAATCTCATGCGCTTGCTTCCTGTTTGTCGCTGGCCGCACTGGCCGCATCGAGCTTTTCGAAGAAAGCAACCGCCGCCCTTCGCAGGCTGTGGCGTGGTCGTCGCTTCATCTGAATTCCCTTGAAAACCGTGCTTTCGGATATCCCCAGTTCACGGCACATTTCAGCGCGCGAAAGGCCGTAGCCCTCGCGCCTCGCATCGATCTCTGCCCATGTCTTCATGTGAGGTTCCTTTCTTTTCACAAAAAAGTGTGATTTGCTGCACATTGTCAAGTGACAACCCGCGCGCTTTTGTTTGGAGTACCGCGCTGCAATGCTAGCCCTTGTGGAAAACGCCCGTCGCAAACAATTGGCATGGATCAACGCCATCCTAGATCACCGGGGATGGAACAGGACCCGGCTTGCCCGTGAGGCGGGACTGGACCCGTCTGCGCTGTCGCGCTTTTTCAATGACAAGCTCAACAAGGCCCAGCTGCAGACCAATTCAATCGAACGCATTGCGTCGGTAGGCGGCATACCGCCCTATCAGACAGCGCCGGCTCCCCGCGTTTCCGGTCTGGCCGAGAGTGAGGCTGAGCCGCTGATAATCTCGATGGATGCGCAGGCTTGGGGACCGTTTGAGATCGCCATAAACAGCATCAATCGATCGAAAAACGGCTTGGATGCATGGGTTATGAAGTCTAGGGCGCTGGAGCTGGAAGGCTACATGCCGGGTGATATCGTCTTCGTCGATCTCAACGAGCGCCCCCGCCCAGGCGATGCCGTCTGCGCCCAGGTCTATGATCGCCACGGCAAAACGGAGACGGTTTTCCGGATTTACGAGCACCCGTTTCTGGTTTCTGCTTCAACGGACCAGAGCACCCGGCGCCCGCTTCTCGTCGACAACAATTCTGTCGTTGTCCGCGGCGTCATCGTGTCGTCTATCCGGCCGCGCCGCGCGGCTTGAGATCACCGAAACATCTACAGGCATGATTAATTTTTTCCCCAGCGTTTCATATGAAACAGATTGTCGCGTGATTATTCTTGACATTATGTGATCTTTCTCACATTTTCTCACACAGTGATTTGCACTGTGGAGAGATCGCATGCAGCCGACAATTGACACCGATGAGCTGGCGCGCTGGCTCGGATATGCCTCCGGCCCAAAATTCCAGAACGCAGCACCAGCGCTGATCAAATCCCACGGCTTCCCCCGCAAGCTGCCCGGCGTCAAATGCTGGTCGCGAAAGGCCGTGCTGCAGTGGATCGATCGCCAGGGCGGCGTCGATCCCGCCATGGCCATATCCGGCGCGCCTTTGCTCGATCCCGAAGATCATGACCTTGAGGCCCTGCGCCGGGATATCGAGGCCCGCTATCTGGAGGCGGCGGAATGATTGCGCCCGATCCAGCCCTCGCCATCGCCGCCCGCGCACTGCCCGATCCGAAAACGCTGTCGGCCAGCGAACGCCGGGCGCTTGATGCGGCCCTGCGTCTGCACCTTTCCGCAGTGCGCGGCGGATTTCGCGCCGGTGACATCAAGGTCAGCCGCAAGACCGCGTTGAAACTTGAGGCCCGCGGCCTGGTGCGCAAGGTGCTTGAGCGCAACCGCTACACCCTCATTTGCACCGGTGCCGGGAAAAACGTGCTTGACATTATCTATGAACGCAAGAACCGCAAGGGAAACTGACATGGCGCTGCTCACCGAACGCTATTTCCACTGCCCCGAATGGCCGGCCTGCCAGTGTGCTGACGGCACGCTGTCGGAGAAGTGTCCGGGGCGCACACTTTCCGCCTCGTCCGGTGATGGCGGACCCGCGCGCGCCAGCGATCAGGCTTCCCCGGCATTGCGCGCGATCGATCCGGACGAGGCGGTGACGGATTTCCGCGCGGCGATGACCGCCAGGCGCAGCCGCAGGATCTCGGGCGAAACCCTGATCGCGGACATCAACGCGCTTCTCGATCGCGGCGATCGCGCCATTTCAGAACTGGCAGCCATACAGGCCGAACTTGCCATGCACCGGCGCGATCTCGGCGAGCTGTTCGGCTTGCCGGTTGATCCCGGCGCTGCAGCAGGCAAGACCGGCTAGAGTTATCCCCCGAGATCGCGCCGCCGTCCTCCCCGGCATTCCTCACGCGCGATCCTCCTGCCGGGCGGCAGAGTCCCGCGTAACGCCGCCCGGATTTTTCTTAACCATGAAAGGACGTCACCATGATCGGCCCGATGCAGATTTTCATTGGCATATGCAAGGACTTCAAATTGGATGGCGGAGCAACAGGCCTTCTCTGGGAGACTGCCACGGGCCTCAAGATCCCTGACGAGGTTTTCAACCGGACGTTCCCGCGACCTGCACCTCCTGATGGCAGCAACAAGACCTGCGCGGATGAGCCAATCACTTGCGCCGACGAGGCCGCGGTAACGGCTCGCATGTTCGAGATCGGTGACGTTGTGCGGCTGAAATCCGAAAGCCGGATGATGACGATATCGTCAGTTGGATGCGTCGAGATATGTTGTATCTGGATGAACGGCAGCACCCTTGAGGAAGCCGACTTTCACCGCGACACGCTGACCAAGGAACCGCATCCCGACAGCTTCCCCTTTTGACAACCGCAAGGAACCTCGCCATGCTCCAGTCCTTTGAAGCATCCGCCCCGGCCGTAGGCCGCAAGGCCGACCGGCCGACGCGAACCGTTTCGCGCCCTGCCGGAGCGGCAGCGAGCAAAGCGAGCGGTGCGCCACGTGAGGCAAAACCGATGGGCACCATCACCGTCAAGATCCCGCTTGTCACCTGGCGCGATGGCCGGCCGCGCTTCTTCGCGTCGGCGGCACAGCGCAAGCTTGGCTTCAAGGGCGAGGATCTGCGCCATGGGCCGGACGGGGCATGGTTCACGCTTGATGAATGCATCGCCTGGTCCGCTCGGCGCATGGCGGAAATCGAAGCGATGCGCGAAACCCGCGCCAAGGCGGTGGCGGATCACAAGGCCCGGCCGCGCTTTTCTGCCGATGTTGTCACCGTCTCGATCATGGTGAGCCGCTGTCTGGAACAGGATCACTATCAGGGCAAGGCAGTCAGCCGCGGACGCAAGAGCCGCGCCGCCTGCTCGCCGCATACTATCCGGCAATACAACAACGCTTCCCGCGTTCTCGAGAACCTTGATGACGGGCTGATCTGGCATTCGCCGGCGGCCGCTATCAGCCCGGCAGCTCTGGAAGGCGTGCTTGACAAGATCGAGCAAAAGCATGGGCTCGCCACCACGCGCTCGGTGCGCGCGCTTCTGTCCGTCGCATGGAAGTTTGGCCAGAAGCGGCTCGGCCTGTCGGCAAACCCGGTCATCGGTCAGCAGCTGCCGGTGCCTGCGCCGCGCATTCGCTATGCCGAACGGCACGAGATCGCCGCCCTGGTCGATGCGGCCGATCGGCTCGGCCTTCCGGAGATCGGCGACGCGGTGTTGCTTGGTGTCTGGACGGGACAGCGCCAGGCTGACAGGCTTTCGCTTGCCGGCGGCCAGATCGTCGATGATGCCATCCTGTTCCGGCAGCAGAAAAAGCACGGCCAGCCGCTGTTGATCCCTGTGAGCGCGGACCTTGCTGCGCGGCTCGATGCCGCCCGCCTGCGCCGCAAGGACTGGCGCGTCAATTATCCCGAGATTGTGCTCGACGAGCGCGCTAAACGCCCTTTTCAAGCCGATTGGTATCGCAAGCTGTTTCGCATTGTGGCCACAGTGGCCAGCACCGGCGTGCTGCCGGCAGATGGCAAGCTCGGCCAGGTCGCCCGATCGATCACGCGCGGCCTTGACCTGACGGCAGCGCTTGACGGCTTCGAGCCCGTCGCCACGCTTGCCGATTTCCACGATCAGGATCTGCGCGACACGGCCGTGACATGGCTTGCGCTGGCCGGCTGCGATATTGCCGAAATCGCCTCGATCACCGGGCATTCGCTCAAGACAATTCAGGACGTGCTGAAACATTACCTCGGCATGCACCCGGAGCTGGCGCGCTCCGCGATCGCCAAGCTGTCGGCATGGGCGCTAGACAAATGAAGAAACTGCTTAAATTGATCTGCCGTTACTTCGGCCATCATTTCGACTTGGAAACAACGACTGTTGACCGCAACGGCTTCATCTGCGAGCGATGCAAATGCCGCGTTCGCAGCAGCTCTTGGCGAGAAACATCGGCAGCTGGCCTTAAAACAGGGAAATGAGATCTGCCGCACGCGGCGGCATTTGCGCCGGGGCATCCCGGAACTCGCAGCAACTCGGAGCACATTTATCTTGTGGAAAAGCCCGCGGTTCCGCCGAACCGCGGGCATTCGTTTGCGGCTTTCAAGCCGATTGACGAATGGTTGTGCGTCCCTGTAGCATTCTAGCGATGATGGAGGGGTTGCGATGAAACTTGGAACTGTCGTTTTGTGTGCCGGGCTTGGCGCCCTGATTGCGGCTGGAGGCTGCGCCAAGCGGCCCGGCGCGATCGCAGCAGCACCGATACCTTCTGACGCCTATGCGGGGCACTCATGCGATCGGATCAAGGCGGATCTCGCCGCGGAAAAGATCGAGCTGTTCAAGCTGTCACAGAAACAGAATGATGCGGCAACGGGCGATGCGTTTGGCGTGTTCATGATAGGTCTACCGGTTTCAAGCATGGTCGGCAGTGATAATGAAGGCGCGGTTGCGGTGAGCAAGGGCAAGGTGAACGCCCTTGAAGCCGCCGCTGCCCGCAACAACTGCACATAGCAAGGCGGCCGGATCAGATTATTTTCTTGACCCGTACAGGCCCGATGGGAGCGCATTGGCCTTAGGCTTTTGGAACGCCGGACAGTCGACGCAATCTTTCTCCGGGTCGATTGCCAATCCAGCCCCGATCATCCGAAGCAGCCATCGCGGCGCATCGACAAAGCGATCCGGGTTGTTGTCCGGAAAGCTGCACAGATGAACCGTGATTTGCTTTCCGTTCTGGTCGAAGGCTTCTTCGGAAACGTCGCGATGAATGCAAACCATGTCGAGATCCGGGCTATTTGGACAGGGAACTGATCGAGGTGTAACCCTTGTCGAATGCGGCGCTTGGCGACCACGAGGCGTAGCCATCATCGTAAACGACATAGACGCCATGGTCTTCTTCACTGCCCTTGAAGCGCTCGGCCCATCCGGGCTTTGTCTTGAACACAGCGTAGCCTTCATCTTCCGGTGCGATGGTCGCAGACTTGTCCTCGTGGACTTCAATTGCAGCGATCCGCAGCGCCCATACTTCCTTGTGGCTGCGGTACTTTGGCATTTCAACGGCGTCGGTCATCGGTTTTCCTTTCGGGGCTAATTGGATAGGGCCGCACGGCCCGCGTCGGTTACTCGGTAAGATCGCCCGTCGCCGTACTCCATCAAACCATCTCGCAATAGTTTGTCTATCGTCGGCTGACGAATGCCGCGCTGTATGCGGGCGCTGATTTGATAGAGAAGCAGTCCGGCCGGTCCCGCGTCATCAAGCACCGAAAGAAACTCTCGTTGAGTTGAGGAAATGCGCATTTCAGCCTCCGGGGGTTTTCAGATTGGGCTATCTGTAACGCACACATGCGCACACGTCAACTACTGTGCGCACACATGTTGACCTTGCGCAAGAACAGGGCTATGGCTATTGCATGGATATGGCCCGCACGAACAAACCGGTGAACACCACCATCCCGCCCGATCTACTGGCTTCGCTCGATGAATGGATATCGACGCAGCCGGTCCCGCCGACACGTTCGGCAGTCATTGTCGCGGCCCTCAAAGACTTCCTTTCGCGGCATGGAAGCCCCGGTAAGGAAGCCAAAACCGATGCGACGGATGAAAGTTAATGGGCGTCCAGTCTGTAAACTGGGGCTACATTCTCGCTGCACCGGGGCGACCGTCTGAGCGCAAGCAACTTGCATTCATGGCCAGCGCAGGGATCAACACCGGCCAGTTCGGGCCTGTGTGGCGCGACTATGTAAAGCGTGGATCAACTCGGCCACAGCACCAGCTTGAAGCGCGGAACGACGTGATAGGGGCAGCGCAGCCCGGCGATACCATACACGTCCACAGCACGTTCTGCCTTGGCCTGTCAGCGACCGACGCCAGATGGTTCATGGCTTCGGTCATCAGCAAGGGCGTCAAGCTACTTGTGGACGGCAAAGAGGTCTCCGGCGACAGCGAGATATCGCGGCAATCCTTGCTTGTCGGGCAAATGCAGAACCGCCATCATGTGAGAGTTTCGCGCGGGCATGTCGAGCCGGATGATGTTCTGGAAGCACCCCTACCGAAAAAGCCTCGGCGAAAATGGCCGGACGGGCCGTGCGTCTATCGCTTGTTCGATGCGGACGGTCGGCTTCTTTGGATCGGCTGCACCCAGAAATATCGCAGCCGGAGATACCAGCACCGCTCCACATCAGCGTTCGGAAAAGAGATCGCGCAGGAAGAGGTTGTTCCGTTCAAGACCATGCGCGCCGCCCTCGATGAGGAACGCCGCGCGATCTGGCACGAGAAACCAATCTACAATACCCGGCGCTTGAAGCCGAAGGTCTGAAAAAGGAGCAAAGGCATGGCTTTATTCGGCGTCGAAATCAAACGCGATGGCTATATCAAGGCGTCTGATCTCATGGAGATTTTGGAAGGCGTCACCGACGAACTGGTCGACGTGCTCAACGAGCAAAAGAGGCGGATTGATCGCCTTGAGCGTGACATTGAAACCGAACGTCGGATGCGCCGGTCGATGAAATCCAGATAGGAGAGCAACATGCAGGAATACAGGGTCACTACCCGCGTGACAGTCGAACGGGTCTATATCGTTCTCGCTTCCGACCCGAAAGACGCGATTGCAAAAACAACTGATGCCAGCCCGGACAATGAAGCCGATCTGGATGAGGAGACAATCGACGTTTCACCGACCAGTAAGTCTACATAGGAGGCTCAATTTGCGCCGCCGTCTCACATGAGACGTGAGACGGTATAAAACCGTCTCACGTTCGCCTCATGTTCTCATGACAAAACGGCTAAGCCGTTGAAATGAATGGTGGGCGCGCACGGGCTCGAACCGTGGACCCGCTGATTAAGAGTTGCCGCGAACCTCAACAATATCAACAACTTGCAAAATACATCATGGGAAAACCCGCAAAAATCAGCGGGTCTTCCCATATTTCGTCATCGCCGATCGGCCTTCACTGCGTCCAGCACCTGGCGCAGAATATCGTTCTGCTGGCTCTGCCCGATTTCCAGCCTGATCAGCCTGTCGCGCATGTCGTTTCGTTCGGCTTCGAGCTTTTCCATTCGCGTCTGCAGCGCGGTGACATGTAGCCGCACGCCGTCGAGCGATTGCGCCTGCAGCGCCTGTTCCTGCATCAGCGCGAAATAGGATGCGGCCATGCCGAAGATCAGCACAACGATCGAAATCAGGTTGCCGATCGACATGCGCCAGTCGAACCATTGGCCTCTTGGCAGCCCCATCGGATCAGCCCTTGACGCCGATTTTTGTTTCGGCGGTCAGCCGGCCATAGGCAGCCATCAGCAGGCCGACGAGCTGCAAACCGGTGTTGACCACTTCGGTAATGGCCGTTGTCGCCTGCGGGTCGACGCCCGAAAGCTCCTGCAGCGGCAGCACGATGGGCGCCGCCTGCGGGAACAGCGCCGGGATGGCTGCAAGCGCGATGCCGATCAGGGTCTTGCTCTTGAAAAACGCCTTGGTGTTCATGTCCGTTATCTCCGTTGGGGGTGGGGTGAAGGTGATGCCCGGCGTGCGGACATGGGGGCCTGAGAGCCCGCCGGCGGGATCCTCGATCTTCCAGCCGCGTTGCACGGCCTGCGCCATGGCGATCGTCATGGCGGCCGCCTGCAGCTGCTCGGCCGTCATGGCGGCAAGCCTGGTCACGGCTTCAATGGTGGTCATTTCCGCCAGAGCGCCGCCAGGAAGCGTTTCCCCGGTGTCCGGCTGGTGATCCCTCGCCGCGTGCCGCGCGCGCACCTCTGCCAGCGTCTCAAGCACGCGCGCGCTTTTCACGCGGGCCTTCTGCCCGTTGTAATAGCCGACATCGCGTTCTGTCGGCAGCGAGGCCCATTCCTTCGCCAGCTCGTTGATCATTGCGCTGTCGGTCATCGAGCCGGCCAGCCACAAGTCAATGCCGCGCTTGCCAAGCAGGAAACAGCCCATGCGGTCCTGCATGGCCTCGTTGTATTTTTCCTTGCCGGTCAGGCCCAGCGTGTCGCGGATCTCGCGCAACGTGGTGCGCACGATCTGGTAACGCCCGGCGGCCGACGAGTTCCATCTGTTGTCCGGATGCGCAAGCATGCGGCCCTGCAGCGCGTCCACCTGGTCGAGCGTCATGCCGACGAGATCGACTGGCCCGCCGGTCAGTGCGCCATAGGCCAGCGTTTCGTTGTAGCCGCGGCGTTCGTCGGTGCCCTCGGTGTAGCCGATCAGGTCGAGCAACGGGCGATAGACATAGCGGGGATCTGACATGTTCACGTCTCTCTCTTGTCAGTGCCAAGAGCCAGGCCAAGCCTGACGAGATCCGATCATGCCGCGAGAAACGTGGCGTCAACCCACGAACCAGGGCAACTCATTGGTGTAGATAGTCTGGCTGTTGAGGAAGGGCAGCAATGCGGATGCATAGAGCCTGGAGCCGTAGTTGTTCGGATGGTGGTGGTTGTCGCCAGTCAATTCCATGTGGGTCTTGTCGGCGCGAACTGCTGCCCAGGCTGCTTCGATATCAACGAAAGCTGCGCCGGTGGCCGTGGCCACGTCCGCGATGGCTTGATTGTAGGCGGCTGCTGACGTTGCATTGTAGTTTTCCCAAAGCGGGTTTTTCGGCATGAAGCCCAGAAGCACGACATAGACGCCGGCGGCTTGCGCATCGTCAACAATGTCGGTCAGTGCATCCTCGAATGAAACCAGCGGCGCGCCCAGACCGGCCACGTGGTCATTCTGCCCGAATGCCACGGTCAAAGCGCTCGGGCCGCCGGCCAATATGGCTGGAAGGCCGGTTGTAAGCTGACCAATGGATGATCCGTTAAAGCTGAAATTGGTCACATCGAAGACATTGCGGAAGTGGTTGCGAATGATCCCGACATAGCCGTCTGCATCGCTGTCGAAGTTCTCGCGCGAAACGGTATGAGCTCCGCCGGTAATGCTGTCTCCAGCGGTCACGATATGGCCGGACAGTGGAGACGGCGCCAGCGCCGGGATCAATGTCGGCTCCTGAAAAGCCGTGTCATAATCCACATAGACAAGGCGATACATCACGATTGGCGGGTTTCTCGGGTCTGATGTTACCAGCTCGTATGTGCCGCCGGTCATGGTGATAGCGTAATTGTCGAAATCGTAGATCGATGACGCCACAGTGCGGGCAATGCCGGATGCGCCGGCGGTAAAGTCGTCTGATCCGAAATAGACCTTTGCGCCAGTCGTTTCATCATAGCTGTACACCGAAAGGATGCGCTCCGGGGTGTAGCGCAGCGCGCGGACTGTCGTGCCAAACAGCGCCACCGGCTCCCCCGTTACGCGGGTGACGGATGACGAACCGAACAGGTTGCTGCGAATGATCTCTCGCGCAACCATCAGGCAAGCGCCTTTGCCACTACATAGCCCTCTGCCATGTTGCCGGATGTAAACCGCAGACGCACTCCATTGCGCGCGCCGCCAACACCGCCATGAGCGCCACCGCCCATACCGACGATGTAAAGTCCGCTGGTGCTGAATGTTGTCGCCTGAAACTGCACAACTGCGAGAGTTTCAGAGAGATCGAAAATTTCGATCTCGAACCGCACGCCCTCACCGCCGCCTGCGCCGATGCCGCCCGAAAGTCCGATGTTGATCGATGGGTCAGACGTGTCGCCGTCGCTTGCCGCATCGGCCACTGTGTCAATGCCATAGACACGATGCCACGTGTAGTTCGATCCGGTATCCCAGGATGCTCCATTGTCGCGTGAGAATTCAAGAACGAAAGCCGCAGGCTCCGCACTCGACAACGCGCGGCCTCTGATGCTCACGTCGCGGAAGCCGTCGAGGTTGACCTTTGTCCAGCTTGCGCCGCCGCTCAAGATGTCTCGCGGGAAATGCACCCACTCGTCGCCTCTGGAAGGCAGGATAACGCGCGCGCGCCATGTGCCCTCATCCGCGCTGATCCACAGCTCTGCGAGCCCTCCGGTGGGTAGCTCAAGCGGCGAATAGCCGGGGATGGTGTCGGAGCCGTCCGGCGTCACTGTCAGTGTGCCAACGCCGAGATTGAGAAAAATGAAGCGCTGCCCGTCAGTCGATGAAAGCGCGGGCAGTGTCGCCTCGACGGCTGTCGCCTTTTCGAAGGCAAGCACCTTGCCCGCATCGGTCAGCAGAACGGTGTGATCGTCGGTAAACGAAACTTCGACGAGCTTGTCATTGTCGAGGGAAACATCAGGTGCCAGCTTTGCTGCCGTGATGGAGCCATCCGGCACCGTCACAAACGGTGCATCCTCCCAGCTGTCGCCATCCCAATAGCGCCAGCTGTCGCTCGTCGTGTTGAAATAGGTGGTGCCGGCTGCCTTGGTCAGGCCCGCCCCGGTCAGGAAGGCGTCGGCCGCCGCGTCGTCGGCGAAGTCGCCAACCCAGCGCCTGCGGAAAGCGGCAAGTGCCGCCTCGGCGTCGTCCTTGGCCGCGTCCGCGTCCTCGGCATAGCCCTGTGCAAGGGCGATGTCCGCCGCATCCGGGCCGGGCACGATGTCGTTGCCGGCGCCGCGCATCAGCGTCTTGCCCTCGGTCACGTCCGTGATGTCTATCGTCAGCCCGGTCTGGCCGTAATCGCTTTTCAGCGCGCGGCCCGCGTCCCGCGCCAGCTCCTGCTGCACCAGCCGGTGCCGGTCGTGCTCGTCATCCTGCGCCCGGCTCGAATAGCGGCCGTCGCGCACGATCGATGTCAGCCGCTCCAGCACTGCGCTGCCGATGATGCGGAACTTGTCGCCTGCTGCCGCACCCGTCACCAGCGTCATGCTGCCGGGGCCGGGCGTGCCCGCGCCTGACAGCGTGTAATGCGTGGTCAGCGTCAAGGTGCTGATCGCGCCATCGGCTGCCGCGATCTTGATCACGATGATGTCGCCATCGTCCTGGAACGGGAACGGAACCGAAAACACCGTCTGGGCTGCGGTTGCGGTGTATTCCTCGAAACGATCGTCGGGATTGATCGGAAAGACAACGGACATGCGCACGGCCTCACGGTTTTACCATCTGGCCGATCATGACCGCGCGCGCGTGGCGTCAACCGGGGGCAACGGCTCCGAGATCCGGCGCCCGATCTGGCGTCATCTGTCCCGGTCGCCAGAAATAATCCTGCCCGAATTCCTTTTTCCAGAATTGCTGCTGGCGCTTGAATGCCTTGTTGGCTTCCGGATCGGCCAGGTATTGCAGCTGGTCGAGCAGCATGCGCTCCCAGGCGAGCCGGATATACCAGATGTTCGAGCCCGGAGTGTTGCCCTTGGCAAAGCGCAGCAGTTCCTTGCCGAACTTGGTTTCCTGCCCGGCGGCCAGCTCTGCCAGGTTGCCGATCGTGAGGTTGCGCAGATTGTCCACCCGCTCGATCATCGGTCCGGCCAGCGTCGAGCCCAGCCCGCTGCCGTAGCGGTTGACATTGGCGAACATGAAGTCGCCGAAAATGCCAAGCCCGCCGCCCTGCAGCACCGATGCGGGGATGAACTCTTTCCAGTCGCTCATGTCGCGCGGGTCACGGCCCGCGGAGATCTGCTTGAGCTGCAGCGCCAGCGCCCCAAAAATAGTTGTCGAGATCAGCAGGCTGCCGGCATAGGCAGCACCGCGCATCTTGCTGCCGCCGGCGATCTCCTGGTGAATGCGCCGCCCGTGCAAAAACACCATCACGGCCGCAAAGCTCTTGAACTGCGCCATGGATCGAACGATCTCGCCCATCAGCGTGCCGGGCCGGTTCTGGTCGAGGATCGCCGTGCGCGACCGGTGCGAGCCGGATGGAATGGCATATTCCGTCTCGTCGAGGATCATGGCCAGATAGCGCTCGCCCAGCCGCTCGTCGATCCGCTCGGCGATCTCGTTGGGCCGCATGATCTTTGTGCTCTTGCCGATGTCGTGCAACGGCATGCGGCGCATTTTGTCCCAATCGCCCGCGCGGATCCCGTGCCGCTCGAACGTCCGGCGCAGCGGCGCCGGCAGATCGTCGAATGCGGTCTTCGCCTGCTCGGCCGCGGTGCGCATGAAAGCCAGGCCAAAGGCATGGCGGCCGGCCTGTGTCCACGGTGTCAGTCCGGAATATGTCAGCACCCGGTCGGCAATGTAGGAACTCCATCCCGGCCCGTCGAGCGTTCCCACATAGCGCGCCTGCGCATGAAACACGTGCATGGCGTTGTCGAGGATCAGCCCGGCCGCCACCGCCTCGCGCCGGGTTGCCGGCGTCATCGCCTTGACCAGCTCCGGCAGCACGCCGCGCGCGGTCAGCCCGGTGAACCTGCGGGCAAGGATCGATGTGCCGATATCGGAGACTGACGACAGCGTGGCGCCGCCCAGCACGCTCGCCGTGATCAGGTTGCGGGCCGCCGCCGCATAGCCGCCCCAGCGGCTGTTGACCGGCGTTTCCAGCGTGCCGCGGATCGAGCCCCATATCGTGTCAAGCCGGCGATCGGTGCTGGCTGCCGCGTCGGCGGCCTTCTGCCCCTTGCCGGCGGCATTCTTGGCCACGGCCTGTTTGAGCCATTCCACGGTTGCCGAAGGGTTCGGCCCGAGAATTTCCATGGCCGCGATGTCGCGGCTCATCATGTTGATGTGCCCCATCATTGCCGCGAATGCATCGCCGCCGCCGCCATAATCGCGCTGGTATTCAAACCAGTTGTCGGGATCCTTGAACACGAGAAAGCGATGGTCGCCGCGCTGGTTGGCAAGCGCGCCCTTGCCGGTTGCCATCCGCGACGGCTCGCGCTTTGACCAGCCATCGGTCGTTATGCTGTCGTAGATGTCGTCGAGGATGCTGTCGAGATCGGCCGCATCCACCGGCTGGCCTGAAAGCGGATGGCGCATGCGGTCGGTTGCGAGCCGCGGCGCGATATCGGCTTTCCACTGCTCGCGCCCGCGTTTCAGCATGGCGCGCGCATCATGGTGCTGCGGCAAGCCCCAGTTCTCCAGCTTGCCGATCGCGCCGCCCGCGGCATTGAAACGCCGTCGCAGCCAGTCCGATGTCGTGTCCCAGGTCTTTGCCAGTCCCTTCGCCGCCACGTCTCCTGTGTCCTGGCCAAAGGCTTCGCGCACCACGTTCTCGAGCCGGGCCTTGTTCCACCGGCCCGGATCGCCGCGCACCGCGCCCTTGCGGAAATCGTAAAGCAGGCTCTCCATGCGTGCATGCGCCATGCCGATGATCGACTTGCGCCGCCCTTCCACGCTGTC